CAACTGCGTTATAATATTAACATGGCTAAAGGCGATACACTAACTCCACAACAAGAGCAGTTCTGTCAAGAGTTTATTAAAGACTTGGCGGCTGTTCCTGCAGCAATACGCGCTGGATACGGCGAACAACATGCAAAGAAGAATGCATGGACTATGATTCGTAATCCACTCGTGGCAAAAAGGATATCAGAACTTAAAGCCGAACAGACAAAGCGTACTAAAATTGAAGCGGATGATATATTGCGCCGCCTAGTACGTATCGCTGAAAAGACTGAGCAGGAGGGCGATTATAACGCGGCTATCCGCTCCCTTGAATTATTGGGTAAACATCAAGCTATGTGGACTGATAAGAATGTAACTGAGATGAATGTACAAAATGCATTCTCTACTGGCAACTCCGAGGAAGATATCGAACGCGATGTTGAACGTCTGAAGAAAATTGCTGCACCAAAACTTAAAGTTGTAGGAGGAAAAGATAATGGCTAAAGTCGAAGACTATCAAAAACAATACAAAGCTTTGCTATCTAATAAAGATAGTTTAGTTGGTAAAAAGCATGAAAGCGGTGTAAATCAATACGCTTATCAAATTAATCAATTAAAGAAAAGAATGAAAGATGAAGGATTAAAATTTGGAGATCTTTCTAAAATGGTTAAGAAACAAGAACGTGAAGGCACATTCGATAGAGGAGCAGAGGGCAAAGCTAAAAACAAACTTCGTAAGAAGATGGCGGCTGAACCAAAAACTCAACTAACCAAAGGTGTTCACGCTGGTTCTAGAGCAGATAAAATTTTATCAAAAGGTACTAACGATTCTAGAGAGCCAAGAACTTCAGAAGAAAATGTAGATTTATCTAAAGCTTTATCTGGAGAAACAGCTGCTGAAAGAGAAAAAAGAAAAAATAAAATGACAACAGCTAAAATTGGAAAAAGCAGATAATGTCTAATAATACAACCAATGATAAAACATCCAATCCTGCTGATGCGCTAAAGAAAATTGTTTTAGGTAAAGCAGACAAAGTAGCATCTAAAATACCTGGCTACACTAAAGTAAAAGGTATAGCAGATAAAGTTAAAGACGCTGGGTTTTCAGTAGATGTAGGTAAAGATAAAATAGGTATTAGTTTTAAGAAAAAATTTTAATGGCAGTAATAAACGTAACAGGAGACGTCAACATGGTATTGCATCCAAACTTAGATATATACGATCCAGAGAATCCACCACAAGACGCCTTCTCGCAACTTGTGATATGGGGAGATGATGTATATGTCCTTAACGACTGAAGATAGAAACGCCGCTACAAGAGTAGCAATACAACAAGCAAGAGATGATCTATTAGCATTTGTTATGCTAATGAATCCATCTTTTAGTGTTGGGCCGCATCACAGATTACTTTGTGATCAACTGATGAAGATTGCAAAAGGTGAGTCAGATAGACTCATGGTGTTTGTTGCCCCCCGTTCTAGTAAATCATTAATAACATCTACATACTTTCCTGCATGGGCACTTGGCAAGAATCCATATTGGCAAGAGATAGCTGTATCACACAGTGATGATCTTGCAACAAGGTTCGGCCGCGCCATACGTGATATAATAAATACTCCACAATACAAATCTATCTTTCCACAAATAAATATTCGTAAAGATAATCGTTCTGCAAATAGCTGGAGTCTACAACATAAAGGAAAAGATGCAGGATCTTTCCTAGCAGCTGGTTCAGGATCTGGTATTGCAGGTTTTGGTGCACACTTAGCTATTATAGATGACCCAATATCAGAGCAAGATGCCTTTTCAAAAGCCAGAAGAGAAGCTTTAAACGAGTGGTATGCGTCTGGTTTGCGTACAAGACTTATGCCTGGTGGTAAAGTTGTTATAGTTATGACAAGATGGCACGAAAGAGACTTAGCTGGGCATTTATTATCGCTAGAAGATAGCTCTCCTATGTCAGATTCATGGGAAGTTGTGCGTATTCCTGCACTAAATACTACAGAATCGCTAGAAAAACTAGAAAATGCCAGGGAAAAACTGGTAGAACAGGGTTATTTATCAAAAAATTACGCAGAATTGCAGTTAGGTGAGTCATTTTGGCCAGAATCCGACACAAAAAATGGGTTTCATTGGTCAACAGAGGAAATAATTCGTACAAAAAACAACACACCGCCGTTTAAATTTGATGCATTGTACAGTCAGGCGCCATCTGCAGAAGAAGGTAACATAATTAAACTAGATTGGTGGCAAAACTGGGAGAATCCAGAACCGCCAGAGTGTGAATACGTAATACAATCTTGGGATACTGCATTTTCTACACGCACCACCGCAGATTATTCTGCTGTTACCACATGGGGAGTGTTTACAAAAGGATTAGACATGCCCAATTTAATATTATTAGGAGCAGAAAAGGGTAGATGGGATTATCCGACACTTAGAGAGAAAGCAGTCAAGAAGTTTAAACAACATGATCCAGATTCTATACTAATAGAAAAGAAAGCTTCTGGTCAATCTTTAATACAAGACTTACGTCTTACAGGTTTGCCTATATTTGAGTATCAACCCGACAAAGATAAAGTAGCCAGAGCATATTCAGTGACATCGTTGTTCCATAATCGCCGCATATTTGCCCCCTTTCGAAAGGATTGGGCTATGGAAGTTATAGATGAGACTAGAGCTTTCCCCGCAGGGATGCATGATGATTATATGGACACAGTTACGCAGGCATTGATATGGATGCGTAATGGTGGATATGTTGTAAATGGTGCAGATACATGGCTTGACAAACGGGAACAAGAGATTTATAATAGAGAAGGTAGATCGTACTACTAAAGGGGATACATGGCTATAGAAAAAAGAATACAACTAGAAGACGACACACAAGTATCGGCTACTATGCCGAGTGATGACATATCTGTAACACCAGATGGTGGCGCAGAAATTACTTTAACAGATCAACAAGAAATTGATGAAGCTACAGCAATGGGCATGATGGATGATGAAATGCCAATGCCTTTCGGGCCGCATGATGCAAATTTAGCTGAGATGATGTCTGATGAAGATATTGATACTGTTTCAAAAGAAACCTTAGAAGGTTTTGAAAAAGATAAAGATTCAAGATCAGAGTATGATGAGATTGCAGAAGATGGTGTTAATCTTTTAGGTTTACAGTTTGAAGAGGGGGCAGGAGCTTTTCCTGGCGCTTCAGGAGTTACCCACCCAGTTCTTGCACAAGCCGTTGTAAAGTTTCAAGCAAAAGCATATAAAGAATTATTTCCAACCGAAGGCCCAGTTAGAACTAGAATTATGGGTGTCAATACACAACAAAAAATGGAACAAGCAAATCGTGTTAGACAATTTTTAAATTGGCAAACACAAATGCAAATGCCAGAGTATGGTCCTGAGTTAGATAAAATGTTATTCCATGTTGCATTATATGGAACAGCATTTAAGAAAACATTTTGGAATCCAACATTACAAAGACCAGTTACAGAATTTATTAAAGCACAAGATTTCTTTATAGACTATTATGCATCTGACTTAGAAACTGCAGAAAGATATACGCATAAATATTTATTATCTAAAAATGAAATTAAAAAGATGCAGCTTGCAGGAATATTTAAAGATGAAGAAGTTGATCCTGATTATAATATAGAACAATCAGCTGCTAAAGAAGCTGAAGATGAAGTTGTCGGAGTTTCTAAACCAGGAAACAATGATGAGTATATAGAAATTTTAGAAGTACATGTTAATTTAGATTTACCTGGATACGAAGATCCAAATGGTATTAAGTTACCATATATAGTTCACATGACAGAAGATGGAACAGTTCTTTCTATTAGAAGAAACTATGATCCAGATGATGTTCTTCGTAAAAAGAAAATGTACTTTACACATTACAATATGATTCCAGGATTAGGATTTTATGGATATGGTTACATTCACTTAATAGGTGGTTTAACTAAAACAGCTACTTCCTCTATGCGTCAGTTAATTGATGCAGGAACCTTTGCGAACTTGCCAGGTGGTTTTAAGGCACACGGTTTACGTGTCCTTGCCCCTGACGAGCCTATTGCACCAGGTGAGTTTAGGGAAGTAAATGCACCTGCTGGTGACTTAGGAAAATCTTTACAGATACTTCCGTTCAAAGAACCTTCATCAACATTATTTAATTTAATGGATTATGCGTCTAAACTCGCAGCCCAATTCGCAGATTCTACTGATAACGTAGTAGATAATGCGACAAACTATGGGCCAGTCGGAACGACTATGGCTCTGCTTGAGCAGTCTTCAAAGCTGTTCAACGCTGTGCATAAACGTCTACATGCCGCACAAACCAAAGATCTGAGAATACTAACAAGGCTTGACTTTGAGTATCTCCCAGACTTGTATCCCTACGAAGTGGCGGGCGGAGCACAGCAAGTATTCAGGAAAGATTTCAACCTAAAAAGTATAGACGTCATTCCTGTATCCGATCCTAACATGCCAACAGAAGCACACAGGATTGCGAAAATAAATGCCATCATGTCTATCGCTCAACAGAACCCAGCTGCTTACAATATGGAAGCAATAGGTATGGAACTGTTTGCAGCGATGGGCGTGGAGGAACCACAAAGATATTTAAAACAATCACAACAACCATTCACTGCAGATCCTATATCTGAAAACATGGCGTCATTAAAGGGGGCACCTTTAAGACCTAGACCAGATCAAAACCATGATGCACATATTGTAACTCATGGTATGTTCTTACAGAATCCTGCGTATAAAACTAATCCGCAAGTACAACAATTATTAGCTTCACATATACAAGATCACTTAGCACTTAAGTATCAACAAGAAATGGCACAGATGATTCAGAATCCACAAGCACAACAAATGATTATGTCTGGACAGCAGATGCCACCAGAAATGGAAAATCAAATTGCATTGATGGCTGCACAAGCTGCTGATAAAGTAAATCAGTTTGATGAAGAAAAACAAAAAATTATGGCTGGTGAAAATAAATCTACTGCAGAAGAACAGCTAGAAATACAAAGAAAAGATTTAGCTTTACGTGCACAAAAATTAATGAACGATATGAAAGTACATGAAGATAAAATGGACTTAGAAGAAAGTAAGTTAATGATTGATGATGAAAACAAAGATCAAGATCGTAAGTTAAAAGAAGCTCAGATGGGTATGGATGCTGCAGCTGACATGACTTCTAATATTGAAGGTATAATCAATACAACTGTAAGGAGAGGATAATGAAAAAGAAACTTAAGAAAGTTATCAAAGGTTTAAAAAAAGCTTCAAAGACTCATGCGGGTCAAGCTAAAACTTTACAAGGAATGTTAAAAAATGGCAAAAACAAAAACAAAAAGTAAATCAAAAGTTAACCAAGCTGGTAATTATACTAAGCCTGGATTAAGGAAGCGAATCTTTAATCGTATTAAAGCACAAGCTTCACACGGAACGGGCGCGGGACAATGGAGTGCTAGGAAGGCGCAAGCATTGGCTAAGGCCTATAAAAAAGCTGGAGGAGGATACAAATAATGCCAGGATATGCAATGAAAATGTCTGCTAACAAAAAGAATAAGCCTAAAGCGGCTAAGAAACTTAAAGGTAAGCAGAGCAAAATAGACGCAAACAAAGATGGTAAAATCACTAAAAAAGATTTTATGATGCTTAAAAAGAAAAAGAAAAAATAGGAGTACTCATGGATAAGATAAAAAGTATTTGGAGTATGATTAAAGATAGTTCTAAGAAAGAAAAAATCTTAGGAGCAGCTGTAATTATACTTGCACTTATCATTATTTTTTAATGCATAAAGAAGAAATATTAGAGGCTCTTAGTAAAAAGTACGAGGCTCAAATAGCTGAAGCTAAGACTACGATAAATATTTATTTATCTAATCCTGTGGGTATTGGGGAACATCCCCAACACCTGGAGGAGATAGATAAACTTATGGCAAACGTAGCTGATGCTGAAGATAAGTTAGATGTTATTAGGAGACATTGGGATGGCTAAATTAGCTAAATCACAAAAGAGTTTAAAAGACTGGGGTAAACAAAAATGGCGAACGAAGTCTGGGAAGAAGTCAAGCGTTACTGGGGAAAGATATCTACCCGAGAAAGCGATCAAAGCTCTGTCATCTGCGGAGTATGCGGCAACGACAAGAGCAAAGCGAAAAGGAACAAAAAAGGGCAAACAGTTTGTGAAGCAACCGAAAGGGATTGCAAAGAAAGTAAGGAAGTATAGATAATGGCAAAAGATCCTAGACTCAAACGAGCAGGTGTTACAGGTTTTAACAAACCAAAACGTACACCTAATCACCCTAAAAAATCACACATAGTAGTTGCTAAAGAAGGTAACAAAGTTAAAACAATTAGGTATGGTCAGCAAGGAGCAAAGACTGCTGGCAAACCAAAGGCAGGAGAGTCTGATAGAATGAAAAAGAAAAGAAAATCTTTTAAAGCAAGACATGCAAAAAATATTGCAAAAGGTAAAATGTCTGCAGCATATTGGGCTAATAGATCTAAGTGGTAAAGAAAAAAGATCCAGTCAAAGGCACTGGTAAAAAACCAAAAGGTTCAGGTCGTAGATTATATACTGATGAGAATCCAAAAGATACAGTCAGTATAAAGTATGCAACACCAGCGGACGCTAGAGCTACAGTTGCTAAAGTAAAAAGAATTAATAAACCATACGCACGTAAAATACAAATCTTAACAGTTGTAGAACAAAGGGCTAAAGTTGCTGGCAAAACACAGCAAGCAGCAATAGCTAAACGTGGTAAAGAAGCATTAAAGAAAGCTAGAGGTAAAAAGTAATGGCATATTTAAACCATAATCTGCCTCCCTTTAGTGCGTACATTAGAAATGAATATCTATATGATCATGAAAAAGGTCATGGTGATTTTACATTTGCAGATGTACATACAGTAAATAGTTTAGAGAGAAGAGCATTGTTATTTGAATGTTTGTTACCTAACGGTGTAAACTGGACCCGTAGACCTATACATGCATTTTGTTGGAAGAAAGATGCACCAAAGCATGATTTAAATATACATATGTATTGGGATTGTTTTTCTCCATATGTAGATGTGAACAGAAGAAATAGATTAGCAAATTGCAGAGCAGAGCTTGTAGATTACAAAGGTGTTAAAAGAAAAGGAACATACATGTTCACAATAGATTGGGCATGGGAAAACAAAGCAGGAGTATTAGATACAAACTTTAGTGAAGATCCAGAACATAAATGTGCACACATGTTTAGAATGGATGATGGTAACTTCTTTGCATATCCTAACAATAGAACTATATGGTATGATGATGCATTTATGGAAGAAAGACTAGACAAAAATCCAGGATACAAAATAGATCAAAATTTTTACACAGTAGAAAACACACGCGAGGACGATACTAAAACTGATGACTCTTACATGACTCAGTTTGAACGTTCTAAGTGAAACTACTATTTGATCACATAGCTGGCAAGCTAACTAATTACGATTTAATATATTCTCTTATATTAGCAGAGTTTGAACCTGATGAATATGATCAGGCTTTAAATACTGGTTGGATACCTTTGTCTTGGTATTATACAGATCTAAATAAATTAACATGGATAAATTCTAGAAGTTGTAGATTAGATTTAACTAAATTTACATTTAGCAAAAAACAAAAATATATACTAAATAAAAAAGATATAACTGTAGACGTAGCAGGTAATCCTGACAAAGATGTATTAGCAGATATTTATAGAAAGTATATTAGACATAAAAAATTTTATGAAAAGAATAATGAAAAAGAAAGCGAAGAGTTTATGCGTGATGATCCTTTAGATTGGAAATACTTTGTGTACTATCATAAAGGTAAGCCAGTAGCTTTTACAGAGTTAATGATATTAGGAAAGCATCTTATTACAGGACAATTTGCTTGGGATTATGAGGATGAAAAGCTGGGATTAGGAACATATGCTACATTGTATGAAATAAAATGGTGTTTAAATAATCAAATATACAAGTATTATTTATCGTATGCGTATGAAAATGCCAGTTCTTATAAAGCAAAATACGATGGTTTTGAGTTTTGGACAGGTAGAAAATGGATACAAGACAAAGATATATACAAGAAATTATGCGAAGAAGATAGTAAAATAAACAGTTTAGTAGACTTAAATGACTATCAAGAAAAGTATTTTAAAATACTTGAACAAAAATAAACTATGTGTTATAATACCTTGATCGCCATAATGGGATCACAACATAACGCTTAACGGAGGTTATATGAATATTATAAATTGGGAACCGTACAAACCATTTACTGTAGGGTTCGATTCATTACTAGACAGACTCATGGATATAAACACTGAGTCACCAAACTACCCACCATACAATATCAGAAAAATAGATAGTTTAAACTATGTAGTTGAAATGGCTATAGCTGGTTTCGGCAAAGCTGATATTAATATTGAGTATGCAGATAATACTATGACAGTCAAATCTATTAAAAAAGAAAAGACTGATGATAAAGATATCTTGCATAAAGGTATTTCGCAGAGATCATTTATCAGATCATTTGCATTAGCAGATGATATGGTAGTGAAGGATGCTAAGTTGGACAACGGTTTACTTTCAATAAACATTGAAAAGATCGTACCAGACGAAAAGAAACCAAAAACAGTAAGCATTAAATAAGGGTAGGGGCCTTGTGCCCCTCTCTAACAGGAGACAATATGGATGCAAGTGCATTAAAAGATAGGCTACTAAATGTATTAGATGAAGCAATATCTGCAAACAAAGATCAGATATCTGGCGTAGGTGCAGAAGATTTTGCTGCATATAAATACATGTTAGGTGTTTCTCACACTCTAGAAGATATGAAAGCTAGAGTTACAGAGGAATTTAGGAAGCTATACAAGGAGGAAAACGTATGACATTACCAAAACCAGCAGGCTTTAGGCTGTTATTAAAACCTAGAGAAGTATCTAATAAAACAAAAGGGGGCATAATTTTAACAGATGAATCTGTAGATGCAGCTAAGTTTTCTTGTGTTGTATCACAAGTTATAGACATGGGACCTGATTGTTATCACGATAAAGAGACCCAATGGTGCAAAATAGGAGACTGGGTATTGACAGGAAAGTATGTAGGACTTAAAGTAAAACACGATGGAGAAGAGTATTCTCTCATCAACGACGATGAAGTGGTGGCTGTAGTACTAGATCCTACAAAAATATCCCACAAATAGACTTGCATATATCTGCCATTTAGTATACAATATTCGGAAAGCGACATACGCGGATCGCAACCGAAGGAGGTCTAAGTGGTAGACGAAACTAAAAAAGAAGATATACAGGAAGAACAAGAAGAAATAATTGTTGATCTTCCAGGAGACGAATCTGAAGGTAAGGAAGAAACCAAACCTGAAGAGCAACCTGAACAGGAAGCTCCAGTCCCATCTGAAGAAGTTGTAGAAGAAGAACCAGAAGACGAGGAACCGTCTGAAGAGGAAGAAGATACAGAAAGCTCGGAAGATGAGGAGGAATCTAAAGATAAAAAACAATTTGGCAAGAGGGCTGAGAAAAGAATCAAACGTCTTGTTAAAGAGAAAAAAGAGTTAGAAGCACAACTCAAAGCAATGAAGGACCAAGAAGAAACTTGGACTTCTGAAAGAGAAACGCTTCAATCTCGTACTAAAGATTCCGAGTTGCAAGCCATTAATTCATACATAGAAAGATTAAAGGCTCAAGAGAAACAGTCCTTAACTGCACTCAAAACAGCAAAAGAAGCAGGAGATATTGATTCAGAAATTAAAGCACAAGATGCTTTAGCTTCAGTCAAAGCAGAAACTTTAATTGCACAGCAGTATAAAGTCAGGGCTGAGTCAGATACTAAAAAAGAAAAACCAAAGGACAAACCTAAGAAGGAACCAAAACCTGCTCAGGATTATACACCAGATCGTAATGCTTTAAATTGGCAAAAGCGGAATGAGTGGTTCGGAGGGTCTTCAACTAAAGATCGTATCATGACACAAGCAGCTATGGTTATTCATAAAGAACTAGTTGATGAAGGTATTGTACCATCAACTAATGCAGATGAATACTATAACGAATTGGATTCTCGTATTCGAGGAGAGTTCCCAGAACGATTTAAGAATACAGCAGCTAAAAAAGTTCCACCAGTTTTGAGCGGAACGCGCTCTGCTATCGGGAAGAATCAAGTTAAGTTATCTAAATCAGAAGTTGATATGGCTAACAGACTTGGAGTTTCCTTACAAGAATATGCGCGACAAAAAGTGCGCCAACAGGCGGGAGGTTAGAAATGACACAAGCAACAAAAAGCAGCCGTAAAAGTCGGGACTCGGCACCTCGAAGTAAACCTTGGGAACCTTTAAAAAGATTGGACATTCCCGAAGGAAAAAAAGATGAAGGTATGGAATATATCTGGGTTAGACACGAACTGTTAAACCAATCAGATGATTCAAATGTTCATGAAAGATTGCGCGAAGGATACGTGCCAGTCACACCTGGAGAACTGGGTGAAGACTTTCACGCTGACGTGCTATCTGCTGGTAAACACGCAGGTACGGTTAGATCTGGAGATCTTATATTAATGAAGAACACAAAGGAATTTGTGAACCAGAAAGAAGCGTACTACGACGATCAGACGAGAAAAATGGGAAATGCATATAGCGCTGAATATATGAAAAATCAAAACCCAAATATGCCAGTATCTGACGATTCAAAATCTTCTGTCACGCAGGGATCTGGATCAAAACCAAAATTCGAAGAGTAACTTTATAGTGGCTCTGAGAAGGATTTAATTAACTACTTGCAATAAGGAGATTATTATGGCAGGATATGGTATGGAACCAGTTAGACAAGCTAACGGGGGAACAATCAGAGCCAATAATTTTTCTGACGGAAACGGATATAGAGTAGCTGCTACTGCACCTTCAGCATTTTTTGAAGGTGATTTAGTAACTTACTCTGCTGGAAACATCGTGACTGACATGGCTGGAGCTTCTCCAGGAGCAGTTGTTGGTGTATTCTGGGGTGCTGAGTACGCAGATAATACAAGTGGGGACGTTAAATTTGTACGTTCGATTGCCGCAGGCACAGTTGCAAAAGCAAAATTTAAATGCTTTGTCTATGATGACCCAAACACTTTGTTTAAGATTCAAGCAGACCAAGCTGCTACAGCTATTGCTGCTGCAGACGTGGGCAAAAACGTACAGATCGTGGCAAGCCCTACTGGCTCAACAGTAACATTCAAATCAGGTCTAGTAGCTGATTCAAGCACAAAGAATACTACAAACACTTTTCCACTACAAATTTTAGGTAGTGCTCAAGATGATTTAGGATTCACAGCTGCAGGAACAGCAATGGATATCATGGTTAGAATTAACACTCACCAACATCGTAACGGCGCTACAGGCGTTACAGGTATATAATATAAGGAGTAAATAATTATGGCTATATCAAGAGGTCAGATCCTTAAAGAATTAGTACCTGGCTTACACGCGATTTTCGGAACTGAATATAGCAGATACGAAAACGAGCATGCCGTACTATTCGATGAGGAATCATCAAACAGAGCCTTCGAAGAAGAAGTCCTATTTCCAGGATTTGGCGAAGCTTCTGTAAAATTTGAAGGTCAAGCAGTAAACTATGCTGATACTGGAGAAGGTTGGGTAGCAAGATACAATCATGAGACTATCGCTATGGCGTTCTCAATTACTGAGGAAGCTATGGAAGATAATCTTTATGACAAGATGTCTACCAGACTAACAAAAGCATTAGCTAGATCAATGGCTTCGGCTAAACAAACTAAAGCAGCTAACGTATTCAACAATGCTTTCTCAGCTACTCAATTAGGTGGCGACGGTAAAGTATTAGCAGCTACTGATCACCCACTACAAAGTGGTTCATCACAAGCAAATACGTTCACAACACAAGCAGAACTTTCAGAAACATCTCTGGAAGATGCGTTAATTGGTATCGCAGGATTTACTGATGATAGAGATATTCCAATCGCTCTACAAGGTAAAACCCTACACATTCCAAGACAACTTGTGTTTGTTGCGGAAAGACTAATGGCGTCTCCGTACAGACCTGCATCTGCAGACAATGATGTAAACGCACTAGTATCTAAAGGGATGCTACCAGGCGGTTACCACATTAACCACAGATTCACTGGTCAGAAGCGTTGGTTCATCAGAACAGATTCTCCACACGGAATGAAGATGTTCACAAGATCACCAATCAACACTTCAATGGAAGGTGACTTCGAAACAGGAAATGTAAGATACAAAGCTAGAGAGAGATACTCATTTGGGTTCTCTGACTGGAGAGGTATCTGGGGTTCAAACCCATCCTAAACACTATGGGGGCGGCATAAAAACTGCCCCCTTTTAAACCCTATAGACTGCGAGAGCAGACTGAACAACAAGGAGTAAGACTATGGGATCAACTACTTTTTCAGGCCCGATTAAAGCGGGTACAATTAAAGACACAACAGGAACTGAGCTAGGTAAAAACGTAAGAAACTTAGGTCAAGTTGTAATGTCACAAACATTTGCGATAGACTTATCTAGTGGTGCAATATCCGCTGATGAAACAGATGTAGTAATACCAGCAAATTCACAAATCATTGATTGCATATTTGATGTAATTACAGCAGCTAGTGGTTCTACTAATATTAGTATTGGTGACACAGTAGGTGGAGCAGCAACTATTGTTAACACTTTTGCGAGTGGTACAAACGCAGGTAGAATCAGACCAACTACAGAAGCTGGTGGAGCATTAGCATGGGAAGATGTTGGATCAACAGACATTAAGTTAACTGTAACTACTTCAGCAGCAACAAGTGCTGGTGAAATAAGAGTGACTATTTTATACTCACAAAATACTAACTTAGGTTAATCAACAAGGGGGCAGCAATGTCCCCTAATTTTTAGGAGAATAAAATGAGTTTTTCAACAGACGTAAAAGCAACCAGAGCAACAGGTAATGGAACTATCTTTGGCGGAAGAACTAGACTCAGAGGTGTTATCGTAGTAAGTGATGGCGCTGGAGCAGGTTCAGTTCTTCTTAGAGATAATGATGACCAAACTGTAATACAGTTTGATATACCAAACGGTGATGTATTTGCTTTTAATTTACCGACAGACGGAGTTGTGTTTTCTAATGGAATGAAGGTACACAGCTTTACTAACGTAACATCAATTACAGTCTTCCATGACTGATGATGAGATGCAAAACAAGTTAGAGATAATTGAGATGAAAGGTGAATTAAAACTACTTCATCAAAAAATAGATACCATCAAATCTAATGATTTGGTACACATGGAAAAAGCTATTAACGGTATTAACAAAGTATTATGGACAGTTGGAGTAATGGTATTTGCACAATTTATTTGGTTATTAAAAACTGTCTTTATGGGATAGGAGTCTAGATGGTTACATCTGGTACACATACTTTTAGTTTAGATAGCGCCCAAATTATAGAAGAGGCGTTTGAGAGAATTGGCCAACAAGCTAAGACTGGTAATGATTTAAAAACTGCAAGACGTTCTTTAAATCTAATACTAACTAAGTGGGTCAACGATGGAGTTAATTTATTTACTCTTGATCTAGAAACAATTAACATGACTAAAGATCAAGATCATATTACAATATCTGCATCCTCACGCCTCGATATATTAGATGCAACAATCAGAGATAATTCAGATACTAATAATCCTCAAGATGTTTCTTTAGAAAGAATTAGTCTTAGTGACTATTTACAAATACCTACTAAAAAAGACACGGGCAAACCAGTTCAGTTTGCTGTAGAAAGAAACGCACAATTTACTTCAGCTGGAGCAGCAAATCATAAAATATATTTATGGCCAGTGCCAGATCAAACATACTATCAGATGTTAGCATGGTCTATTAAATATCCACAAGATGTATCAGCAACATATACACAAAATCCTGAAATACCTAGAAGATATTTACCAGCTTTAATAAGTGCATTAGCTGTAGAACTTGCAGTTAAATTTGCACCAGATAGATTAAATGTTTTGAAACCACTATACGATGAAGAGTGGATGAAAGCAAAAGAAGAAGATAGAGAAAGAGTTAGCTTTACCGTACAACCACAGGTCTACTAATGGCCAGATACGCTAAGGGCAAAAGAGCGGTTTTAATAGATGACCGTTCTGGTTTTAAAATTAGACATAAAGATGCTCGCACTGAGTGGACAGGATCACGAGTATACAAAGGTGACTTTGAATCTAAACATCCACAACTAGAACCACAAAAATATATACCAGCACCACGTGGTAATAGTTTATTTAGACCACGAACTGATAACGATCAAGTACCAACTAACATTCCGTTAGGACCTTTACATGGTAGATTTTCTGCTCAAGCAGCAGCTAATGTTGGAAGACCAATAATTAGTCTGATAGAAACTGCAAACGGTTTACAAGTAACTGCATCTCAAGGTTCACCTGGCGTAGCATTAGTACAGCCTATAAGCGGTGTATCTGCGTCAGCATTATTACAATTCCCAGGTCAATCAGTAGACAAAGTTGTTACAGTTGTAGGTGGTAATCCATCTAACCATCCGTACCATAATTTTGGTTCATCTAATAAGTTTGCTATTAATGGATCTACAGCTACAGCAGATGTAACTTTAGCTTTATTTGAAGGCAACACATACACATTTGATCAATCAGATAATTCAAACTCTGGGCATCCACTCCGCTTCAGTGAGACACCTAACGGTACGCATGGAGGTGGGTCAGAGTATACAACTGGTGTAACAGTAAATGGTATCGCAGGACAAGCAGGTGCATATACAAGAATAGTCGTACCAACTGGGGCACCTACATTATACTACTATTGTACAAATCACTCAGGCATGGGTTGGACAGCGAACACTCCAAACTCACCTGTTATTATTGCTGCAACAGAAGATGCTTTAGGTTTAGAAGCTACAGCTCAACAAGGTACTGTAACTAAATTTATTGGTCAATCAATTACGGGTGTAGGAGCTACAGCTGGTCAGGGTTCAGTAACCTTAAACTTAACTGAAGATGCTGTCGGTCTACAAGCTACAGCACAAATTGGACAAGTTACGACTAACAGTACTGAAGCTTTAGAAGGATTACAAGCAACTGCAGAACAAGGAACTGTAGGTATTAGTTTAACAATAGGAGTAACAGGATTACAAGCAGTAGCTGGTAGAGGCACTATAGGAAACCAAGTTGATGCTACAATAATACCTTCTGGTTTCTCAACTACAGCTTCTCTAGGAACTGTAACAGCAGTAGATATTACTCCTGTAGCGGTAACAGGGTTGCAAGCTACAACAAATCGTGGTACAATAAATGTAACTTCTCCAAGTTGGGGTAACTTCCCTTGGGGTCACGACACATGGGGTCAATAATATGGGTTTAACATACGTACAATTAAAACAGGCAATTCAGGATTTTACTGAAAATGATGCCACCGAGTTTACTACAGCTACAGGATCTGGCAAAGCTCCTATAGATTTATGTATTGAGTTCGCAGAAATGCGTATATTTAGAGAGGCTGACGTAGCAGCATATCGTAAAACGGTAGATGTTACGCTATCAGCTAACAATCAATTTTTAGATTTACCACAAGATTTATATGTTACAAGATATATAAAAATAAAAACAGGTGAATTTCTAAAAGAAAAAGATCAATCATTTGTTCGAGAGTTTTCACAGAACGATAGTGCAGGTGTAGCAGCGCTACAAGGCACACCAAAGTTCTATGCACTCTACGGAGAAGGGGCATATTCAGCTTCAGATAGAGGTATGAAATGGTTATTTTCTCCACGCGCAGATGTTGACTATACACTAGAAATAGGGTATACTATACTACCAACGGGGCTAAGTGGATCAAATGCTAACAGCTATTTGGGAGACTATGCTCCAGACTTGTTATTGTATGCATCTTTATTAGAAGCAGCATCATTTATGAAGTCACCTGCAGATCAAGGTTCAAGGTATCAAGCTTTGTACGATAGAGCACTGCAGACATTCATAGGACAAGAACAAGTGAGGAAACGAACTGACGAGTTTGTTTCAGGCGAAACAGGAACTAAAGGATTATAAACTATGGCCATAACATCAGCAATCTGCACAAGTTTCAAGAAAGAGTTGTTAGAAGGTTTAATGGATTTCAATTCAACAAGTGGTAGCACTTTTAAAATTGCATTAATAAAAGCCAACGCTTCTCAATCAGGAACTTACAGTGCGGCAACAACTAACTATTCAGATGTAACAGGTAACTCAGATGAATTACCAGCTACAGGTGGATACACAACAGGTGGAAACACACTAACTAACATCGATCCAACTACAAGTGGTACAACAGCATTCGTAGATTTTGCAGACACTACTTGGACTTCAGCAACTTTTACAACTAGAGGTTGCATAATTTATAACACAAGTCAAAGCAATAAAGCAGTAATGGTAATTGATTTTGGTGCAGACTTTTCTGTATCAGGTGGTACTTTTCAAATACAGTTTCCAACTGCTAATGCAAGTGACGCTATATTAAGAATAGCATAAGGAGTTTTTAAATGGCTTCCACATGGAGTAGTCTTGGCATAAGATTGATGACTACAGGTGAAAACGATAACACCTGGGGTGATCAGACTAATGACAATTTAAAACGTTTTGAAAATGCAACTAAGGGTGTTGTAGATGTAGCAGTGTCAGGTGATACAACTTTGACATTTACTACGCAACCAACTTCTTACGCTTCTGAGAATGGCCGTCAGCAAGTATTAAGATTTACGGGTACACCTGGTGCAACCAGAACAATTACTCTACCAAACATTCAAACAAACTTTAATGTATTAAATGATACAGATCAAAGTTTAACATTTTCTGCAGGAACGGGGGCAGCAACATATACTCTCGTAGCTGGTAGAGATGCGATGATATATGTCGATGGTTCAGATGAAGTACACAATGCTTTTGCAAATCTAGACGTAACAACAATAAACGGCGTTAACCCTGCGAACTCAGCACAAGCTGGTTTCGTAATCGCGATGGCCGTGGCATTATAAGGAGAAGAGATGGCTCAAGATTTTGAAAATGCTAAAGCTAGAAACGTAGGAACAAGCGCTAGTACATTACTAACTGCTAACTCAGATGATGCAGTTATAGGTATTCGTATTGCAAATGTTGTTACACAAACCATACAGATAGACGCTTTTATTTCAAGTGGTGGTAGTGATTATCATCTTGCGAAAAACGTTAGCATACCTCAAGGGAGTTCTATAGAATTAATTGATGGTGGTGCTAAAGTAAATTTATTAAATGGTGATGCTTTAAAAATCAAATCTGACACAGCAAGTTCAGCTGATGTTTGGGTTTCATTTATTGATAGCATTAGCACATAGGAGATTAGATGGGTTATATAGGACCTAGAAATAGTGACCAGTTTAAGTCCATGGCGACTCAAACTATTACAGGTGATGGATCAGCTACTAGCTTTTCTTTAAATCAAGCGGTTGCTAATTCTTCAGAAATAAGATTTGTTGTAAACAACGTTGTACAAAAACCAGACGTAGATTACACTGCAACAGGTACAACTTTGGGAACGGGTTCAAATGTATTAGCTGGCTCAGATGCGGCGTATGTCGTATTTGTAGGAGCAGCAGTTGGATCACAAACACCTTCAACAGGTAGTGTTGATCATACGTCTATATCATCTTCATTTAACGGGATGTATTTAAACTTAGCAACTGTAACATCAACAGTTACAGTAGCTGCATCACAGAATGCTTTTTTAGCAG